GTTCCAGATAGAAGTCCAGGTTCTGTTGTGCGTTGGCCACTGCATCATCCAGCAGTGCCTTGTCCCGTTCCGCCTGCTCGGCATATGTGCCCTCACCGAAACGTATCTTGTCATGCTCGCTGGTCACACTGTTGGATCTGACGTCGTTGATCAGGTCCTGCACGGTCTTGAACATGCGTGCAGAACTCCTGCTCACGCTGTGCTGTGCTATCTCGTTCCTGTATGCCACTAGGCTACTGAGCTTCATTAGAATTCAAATAGGTTGTTGAAGGTGTTGGCAGTCTGCGTGGCACCGGCCAGGTTCCAGTTCAGCACTCCCAGTAGGTTTTCCACCTTCTGGTCCACGATGGTGGCCTCCATGGTAGAGTCATCAAATGGCAACTCCTTGAACCACTGCGGCAGGTGTAGCTCATCAGTGGGATATGCTATGGATGTCCAACCCAATGGATTGGCCTTCAACTTGCACACGATGACCTTCATGCCGTCAATGATCTGCAGGCTGTACTTGTCGCCGTTCATGCGTTTCATGGTGTTCCAGTTCATGCCTGCCCTGACGTGTCCCGGCATGTTGGCCTTGCCCAGGCGTTTCTCTTCCTTGGTGTACTTGGTCAGGTTGTTGACACGCTTGGGCGTGCCCTTCTCCCATCCTGGCCTTTCCTTGAACTCGTGCTTGAAACGCAATACCTTCTCCACGATGTCATCACGGCCACTGCCGGTCAGCACGTCGTGCAACACGTCACTCAGGAAGTCCTGTATGATCTTGGGCGTGTCCGAACGCTTGAGATCCAATCCCATGGCCTTGATCTTGCCGGGCTTGCCCTCCAGGTCCAGTCGCTTGCCTTCCGAGTCATACACCATGATGGCATATCTTTTCTTGGTGATGAACAGTCCCTTGGATGCCACGGATTCCCTGCCCGCCTTGATGATGGAACCCAGGTGCGTGGGACAATGGAATGCCCTCTGCATGAATCCAGAGAATGACTCATTGACCGAATCGGCCAGCGTGTCATACAACTGCGTGGCAGTGTCCTTGGTCCACTGCATCTTGCCGGACTCGACATCATCCTTGACCATGGGCCAGGCAGTGAAGTACGCAGAGTCAGTGTCACCATATATGATGGCCTTGCCCCTGTGGTCATACTCGCCCGCTACCAGTTCATTGATGTGTGCGTCCATGTGCTTGGCAATGGCACGTCCTGTCAGTGTGGTTGACTGTCCAATGCGTTTGTCAAAGAAACGGCAACCCGGATTGAGGATGGCACCATACAAACTGTTCAGGTTGATCTTCTTGACCAACTGTCGCTTGTCCCAGAACGCTCTTTCTTTTTCGTCCTCGCACTCACGCATCTTGGCCTGTAGTTCCTTACGTTCGGCATACCAACGCTTGAGCAGTCCCGGCACCACTGCCTCGGACTCATGCGTGAATATGGTTCCATTGGCAGTCAGCATCCATGGGTTGTTGGAATCAAATATCATCTTCCAGACCTGTGCGGCGGAATACGTGTCCTCGCCACCCTGGTTCCAGTCAATGGTGATCTCCGTGCCGATGTCCTGTTTCATCACTGCCTCGTACTCCAGCGATCCGAACAGTCCCTCCCATGCCATGGCAAAGGAGTTGCCCTTGTTCTGCTTGTCCTGTATGTAACGCTCGGTCATCACTGGCCTCAACTGTCCCACTATGGCCTCGTTGCCCATGTTCAATGCACGGATGGCAGATGGATACAGTGAGTTGATGTCAACTGATCCGATCCAGTCATGCAGTCCCTTCTTGGGATATGCCACGTAGGCACCAGCGGCCTGTGTGTCCTCGTCCGTCAGCCTGTCACGCCTGTTGGGCACCACCATGCCACGTTCGTGTGCCTCGTTGATGATGGCCTGCTCGGTCACTGCCACAGCACCCATGGTGGTCTGCAACAGCACCGTGTTGGCGTGTGCCAGTTCGTTGGCCAGGTCCAGGAACTTGAGTTTGTCATCCAGTTTCTTGAGCAGATATGTGTCCTGCCTGTTGTACTCGATGAAGGTCTCGAAGTTGTCATTGTAGAGCTGGTCCAGCGTGCCCTCGTAGGCCGTCTTGCGTTCCTGCAGTTCATGCTCGCCGATGGCGTCCAATGAATATGAATGTCTCTCCTCGTAGGTGTACTTGCGATACAGTTGCATGTAGTCCATGTGTACCCTGCCGATGATGTCGAAGGTGATGTTGTCCGCACCAAAACGCTCGAAGGTCCTCTTCTTGGGCAGTTGTTCCCACAGGCAGAATCGGCGTGTGTCATCCTTGCTCAACACCCTGGTGACCCTGTTGACTGTGTAGGGTATGTCATATCCCTCTGAGTTCCATCCGGACAGCACGTCGGCGTCCTCGATGAGATCCAGGAAGGTGCCCAGCATGTCCTCCTCGCGGTCGAACAGGTATGTGTCCTCAAACTTGGCCACCGTGGCCTCTGCCTCTGCCCAGGATATCTTCTTGGGTGGCAACACCAGCGTGACCAACTTGTCCATCCAGTCCAGATACACTGATATGGCAGTGATGGGATTGAACGGATCCTCGGGGCTGGAATATCCCTTCTCGGGATCAAAGTCAACCTCGATATCAAAAAATGCTGTGTGCAGTTCCGGTGAGTCCACGTTCTGGTAGTTGTCCGCCAGGCAACGGAACACCGGATTGATGTCACTCTCGTACAGGCGTTTCTGTCCCTGTATCTTGACTTCCTTGTGGAACTCCTTGGCCGACCTGGTGCTGAACCTGGTCACCGGAGTGCCGTATATGGATCTGTGCTTGCCCTTGACATCCTCGTAGTAGAACACGTAGTTGGCCGGAAACTCCTTGAACTGGCGTTCTCCATTCACCCTCTCCACCACGTGTATGCGATCACCTGAGCGATCAAATAGTGCGTCTATGTACATTGCTTATCCAACTCCCTTCACATAATATTTTACACGTTCATACAGGTCAATGTCAATCCTATAGAAGGCCTTGATGCGGTTCATCTTGTCCTCGTCACCACGCAACATCTCCTGCAGGAAATCCTTGCACTGCAACTTGCCACCACTGGTGACATATTTTGGTTTCTGTTCGTCCAGGTAGTTCCTGATGCCATACTGGTCCAGCAGTGCTGACATGTTACGGCTGAGTTCCTGGTCACAGCGTAGCACGTGTGACTGTGCAGGATCCAGTCCGTGTATGTACATGTGCTGGCTTTCGGTGTGTTCGTCCTGTGCGGGCCTTTGGAATATCAGTTTCAGTGCATGCTCATTCTTGAGCATGGGACTCCACCGTCCGCCCAGGCGACGGTTGATGTATTCGGACAGTCCCGAACACCATCTGTCAATGGGTTCTCTCAACACCATGATGGCCTTGTAGCCCTGCTTGATCAGTTTCTCGTCATGGTAGTTGCCGTCACGGAAGGCACATGTGGCCACTCCCTGTCTCAGGCTGGTGGATGCGTTCTTGGGTATGAGCACGTAGAACAAGCGGTGCTGGTCATTGACCTTGCACATGCCGTACACGTGCGGATCACGATTGACGTGATGTTGCTTGTAATAGTGTTGCCAAATGTTCATCTGTCTCCGATCAATTTAGGCTGATCAACCACTGCATGCAGTTAGGCCTGCGAGTCCCGTGTCACCACCAGTTGATGGCCACACCAAATCCAAAGATATTTACCACGCTGAAATAGAATGTCAGCAACATGACCCACGCCGCTCCCCTCCTGTAGGAGGCATAGCACTGTGACACGCTACCCACGAGGAATCCGGGATATACCGCGAGCATGTTGGGATCTCTGGCGTTCACGGCCAAGTATAGGCTGGCCGCCACCGTGACGACGAAACTGGTCAGCTCGAAACCAAACGCCCTGGGGTCTGAATGGTAGCTCTGAGACCAGAATGTCGCTATCTTTTGTCTCAAATTAAGTTGTTCTGCCAGTGGTCTGTAGGATGGTCTCCAACATCTCATGGTCAGCACTGACCGAATGGAAGTCGGCCTTGTAGGCCACACGCAGTGCCTTGCTCAGCACCGATGGCTTGACCGACAGTTCTTCCGCGATGGCCTTGATGGTGTCCTTGAGTCCTTCCTGCAGTGTCTCCACTTCCTGCATGACGTTGATGCCTTCACGCATCAGGTTTTCTAGTTTTGCCTTTTGGTCTGAATTGAATACTGTGCTCATATGTGTCTCCTTATGTGTCAATTATAGCATGTCTGGTGT